GGCATTTCGGGAGGGGCGGGGGAGGGCAATGCCCCCGGGGTCATCGTCGGTGCGATGCCTTGCCTGCTGCACTGAGGTTGCACTTGGGGCATTCGGGGCCGCGTGTGATGGTGCGGTCATGGTCGTCGTGCCCGAGGTGGAAGTCAGCGCCGGGGGCGATGGGCTTGAGGCAGCGCCAACAACTGACGACACCTTCCGCTACCATGCGGACCCACACCTTGCGTTCCGATTGGAACTGCTTGCCGTATCCGCGTTGCGTCTTGGTGCCGCGTGCTCGGTCAGCCTCAGCCCTATGCACTCGGCATCGGCTCTGGTCTGTGATCTCGGGGCAGCCAGGGTTGGCGCATATCTTCTTAGCCCTAGCCATTCCGCCGGAACCCAATAGGCCGCACCCGGTACACGCCGCCTTGGTCGTCATCGAGTGACTGCCTGTCGCTGCCTATGTGCAGCTCGGGTGGTGCGCTGTATGAGTGGGCGTGTTCGGCTTGTGCGAAGTTGTTACCTTCGGGGTGCGGCTCGTGCTCGACGGTTGCGCCCATGGTTGCGGCGTGAGCTTCAAGCCAGGCACAGACGGCGCGGTATAGGAGCACGCTAACCCCCTAAGCTGTGGTTCATGGTTGCCGCACCGTAGGCCGCTAAGAGCTCGGCATAGTGCGGGCCTTGTTCCCAGCCATCAATGAAGATGAACTGTTCATGTGCAGCACTGCGGTTCCGCATCTGATCTAGTGAAGTAACGAAGACGGCATGGTTCTGCTTGACGCCGTTGCGGCCGCACCATCCGGCGTATGCCTGTCGATGCTCGGCTATTGCGTAGAGCTTCATCACGCCTCCTTATGCAGTGAGTATGGTGAGGCTCGACAGGTCGAACCCATCCTCGGTTACATCGAAGACCATGAGGCCGGGGTCACTGTCTCGGCCTTGCACTTGCCGGAACCAGTCGGATCCGTTATCGAGGGTGGGCGCACCTAAGCAGTAGCGTTGACGGCCGCTGCTCGGGTTCCTGCCTGCGACTGATGCGCTGAATGAGTGATAGTGACCGAAGACTAGGACGTCGGCTGATGCTGCTGCCTGCGCCCCGAAGGCTTGCTTCTGCCACCATGTGACGGCTTGTCCTGGTGCGAACTGGTTGCCGTGCACCATGCCGATGCTCGTGCCGTAGAAGTCCACGGCGACTGACTCGTCATACTCGGCGGGCTTGACCCATGAGACGCCCATACGTGCGGCGTCGGTGACCTTCTGGACTTGCTTGTGCATGAACAGTCCGAGGTCATCGGATGGCTTGCCGAGGTTCTGCTTACCGCAGCGCCAAGCAGCATGATTGCTGGGAATGCCTGCGACCGTAACGGGCGCGTGTGCATGTGCGAGGTTGATGTACTCGAATAGCTCGGTGCCGTACGTGTCGAGCTGGCCGGACAGGCTCAAATCGTTAGTGAACATGGGGTTGCCGCCGGACTCGAAACCTTCGATGCCATCGCCAGCGTCGGCGATGAGGATCGCGGACGGGTTGCGGTCGGCGAGGAGTGCGTCGAGCTTTGCGCGGATCGCCACAGATCGGGCGATGAGGTCAGCCGTGCCACCTCGGGATCCGGTCTTCCCGATCTGTGGGTCAGCCCAGACGACGACGGTTGCGCGTTCCTGGTAGGGCGGCGTTGATGGGGGAGTGGCGGCTTTCGCGGCTGCGTAGAGCGCCGGCAGGTCAAGGCTGGCTCCTGCACTCTTCCGCGTGAACCGTGCCGAGTACGAGTACAGCCAGACGATGTCGCGGTCGCCGTCTTCGGTGCGTTTCGAGGACTGCCATGAACTCATGCGGACGGTGTCGTCGGCGATGGTGAACTCGTTGGGGTCGAGGTTGAACCTGGCGAACACTGCTGACCAGTCGCCGCGGATGGGCTCGGTCACTTCAATGCCGGTGAACGATCCGCCGTCCGAGGTTAGTTCGAGCTTGCCGGTCGTCGCCTCAACGGCAGCCTCAGCGTTGCCCCGGTAGCACATGCACTCTTTCCGCCGGTGCTCTTTGGTGACGGTCGCCCCGATGTTGAGGTAGCGGGCTGCTGCACTGCCGGACATTGCCCCGAGCTGTTCGAGTTCGTTGTCGTCCAACTCGTCGGCCGCGGTTGCGTACTTGCAGACAGCGCTCATGTTTGCTCCCTGCTAGAAGTAGGTGCACTGGTTTTGCTGGCGGTTTGCCTGTGCGTTAGCCGCCATCGCAACGGAACTAGCCGTTGACGCTATGCCATTTGCCGCACGTCTACGGCTCTCAGGGATGGCTCTCCTGCCCGGTCAACTTGAGCCCCGGCCATAGGCGCGTTGGGGCATCAGCGGTTTCGGGAAGTGTTTGAGGCCCGCGCACGTATGGGGGTTGGCGCGGGCCTCAAGTTCAATTAAATGCAAAAAGGCCGATCCGCTTGGACCGACCTTCGTTTCGTGAGACTCGTGGCCCCATCGAGATTCACACTACAGCAACATCTGCCACTCGCGCAACATCTTTCTTCGGCGTGTCGTTCGCCTCCCGCAGCCATTTGAGATTGTCCCCGTTCCATTCGGCGCCGCACCCGTCGCAATGAGCAATCCAGAGCGCGGGCGGGGCGATGGTTTCGTTCTCGTCGTCCCAGTAGTAGACGGCGAGGCATGGTTCGCGCTCGGCCCCGTAGAACCGTTGCGAGCAGGACGGGCATGGCATGGATGGGCGCCACGGTGGACGCTTGGCTTCGAGCATGGACTGAATGTCGGTTATCCAATCGAGGGTCACGCGGGCCAGGTAGTCGTGCCACTCGACGGACTGGATCGCGGCCCATGACGTGATGAGCTCCACGAGATTCCCGCGGTACTCATTGCCAGTCATCTCGAAGTGCTCGTTTAGCGCCTGTTCCTTGATCCCGTTTTCGATCTTCACGGCTTGGGAGTTGACGACCATTCCCGCCCCACCTCCACCGCCTCGCCCAACCGCGAAGTCCGACGTGCATGCGGCCCTCAGTTCGGCGAGCAGCGGCGGCTTCGATACGAGAGCCCCATCATCGGCAATCTTCCAATGCTCCCGAGTAAGCGCCTGGATGTTGTCTGCGAGCGTCATGGCTTCCTTTCGATTTTGACCGCGTGCTGGAACCAGAAGTCGGCCCCACCATCTAGGAAGTGGTACTTGTGGATTCGGCGACGGTTCACGATGCGCAGCCATTGCTTGCCGCGGTCAACGGTTTCGACGGGCCTCCACGCAAACCAGCGGTACCAGTCGCTTACCGGAGATCCGAATCGCGGGCTGAATCGGTCGGCCCTCACGCGGCGTCCTGTCGGTCGATTCTTGCTTGGATCAGGGGCAGGTATTCGGCTTCTTGTTCGATGGCGATGCAGTTGAAACCTTCGAGGATGCACGCCTCAACGGTTGCCCCGGATCCGGCGAACGGTTCCAGCACGGTCCCGCCTTCCGGGGTGACCAGCTTGACCAGCCACCGCATGAGTGCCAGCGGCTTGACGGTCGGGTGCGTGATGCCGTCCACGATGGGGCGTTCGGACTTTGGGGCCTTGGCGACATACCTGAACGTGTCGTCAAAATCGCGGGGAAAGTGCGCCGAGATGGCCCCGTGATCGTCAGCCTTCGCAACCTTGAAGAACCGGGACGCGCCGCCTTCGTCTTGATAAACATCGTCCCGCTCTAACGCGCCCGTTCCGGTACTGAACGGGCCGCGATCAACCCGCTTCGTTCGGCCGGTCGCAGCTTTCAGTGGCCCACTCTGCCCGTCCAAAATCCCGGCGGTCGCGTCGTCCAGCACCACGTTTGCGGGCCAGCGACCGGCTAGCTCATCGGACCTTCCAGAAGACGCCCCCAATCCCTTCGAGTAGATGGCATTGCCCGTTCCCCCTGGTCGTCCGCCGCCAAGCTTGTCGCCCGTAGCTATCCGGCACCCGTCAATATCAAGCGCGCCCGTCCCGTGAATAGCTTCATTGGCGGTCAGTGATCCCTTGAACGGCTTGCGGGCCATGACGACGGGTTCGAACGCGGGCTTCAGTGCGGCCCGATGCTTCGGAAATCCCGATCCATAAAGCCATGCGATGCTGTCGCGGATCTCGAAGCCAGCGTCTTCAACCGCGACCGCGAGCCGGTGCCAGGTGCGCGACCCGCCGAACGCCAGCAGATGCCCGCCCGGCTTCAGGACGCGCAGGCACTCCCGCGCCCACTCCTCGCCCGGGGGCAGGGCATCCCATTTTTGCCCCATGAAGCCGAGGCCATAAGGCGGATCGGTGACGATGGAGTCCACCGAGTTATCCGGGAGCGTCCGCATGACTTCGATGCAGTCGCCATGGTGGATTGTTGCGCTCATTCCGCCTCCTCCCACTGTCCGGGCTTCGTGCCTGCGGGTCGCTTGACCAGTCGGGCGTGTTCGCCGCACTTGTGGTGAAGTGCGATGTTCTGTTCGGCGTCGGCTTGGGTGAGGAATGGGTGCCGTCCCCACTTGCTGCCGACTCCCCATTCGGTTTCCGTTGCGGGTGCCTTGACGTACCCGGCGGCGAGGATCGCGTCTGCGATGTCGAGCCCTCCCAGTGACGCGGGGCCATCAATGGCTCGGATGACCTCTGCCAGTTCGTCTCGTTCGTTACTCATGCTTCCCCCTGCGTGTTGTTTCGTTCTCCGGTGAGTAGTGCCGTGAAGTCGGCGAGGGTCATGGTGACCCACTGGTCTTCGGGCTTGCCTTTGCCGTGACGCTTGTGGATGATGACGCCCGCCAATGCGTCATCGTTGCCGCGTTCGATTTCGGTTTCGGCAGCCCATCCGGCGAGGTTGATTCGGGCGGTGTCCTTGCATTCGATGACGACTCGTTCGCCCATGTGCCGGAGCCCTCCAATGTCGCCCCGGTCCTTGGCGCCGGTTTTGACGCGCCTGTCGATCCGGTCATCCACGACGGCGGCGAGGTAGTCGGCGATGGTCCGCTCAAACCTGGATCCTGCGGCCTTGGCTGATGCTCGGGTGCGTGGCGATTTGCGGCCCTCATTTACCCCTCCATGCCCACGAACCCCACCAGCCACTTCTGACGCGCTCACGGTGCCACCACGGGACGCTCAGCCAGTACCAGTTCGTGCGGGCCGAACCACAACGGGCCGCCCGAGGACGCCAACGCCACCTTGAATGGGTAGCCGGTGCCGTGGTCAATGTCGCTAACCGTGCCCACCTCGTCAAAATGGCCGCGGGCGATAATGCGGACCTGATCCCCTAAACGAAACTTGGTCATGAGCGGACCTCCCATTCGAGCCATGATTCTTCGATGAAACTGTTCGCCTTCTTGCCGCCGGCAGTTGCCATCCGAAGCAGCCGCGTCTCTTGCGACTTTGCGGCAGTGAGTGACGTGTACGGTCCATACGTGCGCTGCAGGTAGTGGTCGGAGGCATCCGCGTAAAGGTGCTCGATGGTTACGCGGTACACGTAGTTGGTTGGCTTCGACTCTCTGGTCATGCGATTCCTCCGGGCATAAGAAAAGCCGCCTCATTCGGGGCGGCTTCGTGGCGGATGGTGTGGGTGGTGGTCATGCTGCTCATAGGACCCAGCCCTCGATGGCTGGCACATGCGATACACCGCATTGCCCGCAGAAGACGAGCTTGTCCACCGGGTAAGGCAAGAACGCCTCGTCGCTCTCGGAGTGATCCCGGTTCACGCAGTACCAGCATCGGACGACTACTCCGAGGCGTTTTGTATGGACCGCTTCAAAGTTGCTGCGCCTCTGGTTGCAGTCCCAGCAGGCGGAGTGCAGGTTGTCGGATCGGTCGGCAATCTGAAGTTGATGCACCGGGAATGCTGACCTTGGGATGATGTGGTCAAGCACCAGCAGCTCGTCAGCAGTTCCGCAGTATCGGCAGATTTTCCCGTCCCGCTCGTGGATGATCGCCCGCTTCTGCGAGTTGATCGGCGTGCGGTCCTCGTGATTCCTAACCGGCCAACGAACGCGCGGCGCTTCTTCCATGTCGAGGATGTCAGCCAGGCTCCTAAGCTGGAGCCCGTCGCTAACAGGTCGGCTGTCGTCGTAGTAGCCGGTGATGTCTGCAAATTCGGTGCTCATGAGATCCCGTACCTAAAGTCGCCGGCCTCGGAGGCCATGCTGTTGACGGATGCGAAGTGTGGGCGCCATGCGAGGTTGATCTTGCCCGTCTCGCCGTGCCGGTTCTTCTCGATGATGAATTCGATCTCGCCCTCCATGTCGTCGCTTCGGTGGAGCAGGATGATGTTGTCCGCGTGCGCTTCGATGCCGCCGGATTCGCGGAGGTCGGCCATCGTTGGGCGCGGGTCGGCGCGCTGGACTGATCCACGGTTGACCTGAGCCAATGCCAGGACGTGCGTGTCGAACTCTTTGGCGAGGTGCTTGCAGTCCTCGGCTATCCGGGCGACTTGCCGCTCCCGCTGCTCCCGGGTGTCTGCCGGCGCGACGAGCTGCAAGTAGTCGATGATGACCAGCGGCACGGGGCCGCGGCGCTTCCACGTCCGCACGGTCGCCCTGATCTGCGCCATCGTGGTCCGTGACAGCTCCTCGATGTAGACCGGCCATTCAGCGGACTTGGTCCTGAGTCGTGCCACCTTGGACCAGTCCGCTTCGGAGAGGTTGAACGAGTTCAGGTTGTGCAAGTCGATGCCCTCGGACGCGGCAGTCATGCGCCCTACGACCTCGTGCTCTTTCATCTCCAGAGAGAAGAACCCGACGCCGTAGCCGGTAGCCGCAACCGCAGCGCAGCCGGCAACCAGCGACTTGCCGACCGCGGGACGGGCACCGAGGATCGTTAGCTGGCCGGGATGCCACCCGCCGTTGAACTTCCGGTCAAGCTCAGCCCAGCCAGTCGGATAGGACTTGCCCTTCGGTGACGCCCAAAGGTCCATTGCCGAATCGAGCGCATCCGCGAACGTCCGGACCCTGATCCCGGTCGCCTCGTTAGCCGTTGCGTCGAGGGTGGCCCTTGCGTCGTCCAGTACAGCCTCGGTGGTGTCCCATGCCGCGTTAGCTGCGGCCTGCTGCAGCTTCATGCCGACATCGGCGAGCCGCCGCAACCTGGCGACACCCGCGACTATCCCGGCGTAGTGCTCAGACATCCCGTATGGCGCCGCGGCCATGCACTCATGCAGGTAGGTGGGCTCTAGTCCAAGGATCGGTTCGGCTACCAGCTTTTGCGCCAACGCCAGCGCCGTGAATGGCCTCCCCGCCCGGGACTCGGTGAGGATCATGTGCCACAGGTGGTCATGGGTCGGGAGGAAGAAGTCGTCCGGCTTGAGGTTGATGTTTTCGAGGTTGCGGTGGTCCACCATGACGGCGCCAATCACCGCCCGTTCGGCGTCCACATCCTGCCGTGGTGTTCTGTCGTTCATGGTGTCCCCAATTTCCGTTTCGCTTCTTCGAGACGTTCCGCTTGATGTGCGGCCCGTTGCTGCTTCTTCCATTCGATTTCTTCGCCCACGCTGAGTCCGCTCGGTGGTGTGCCGGGGGTCCATGCGTCCCTGCCCAGGACTGCGTCAATGTCGATCTGCCCGTTGAATCCCACCGCGGCGGGCTTGGGGGCCACCCCAGCCTTTGCCTTGAGCTGGTCGAACTTCTCGCGCAGCTTGGACATGGACAGGATGTTGGACCGCCAGAACTCGTCGTTAGTGGCCCATCGGATCATCCAAGAAACCTGCTTGACGTCGTACCCGTCCTTGTCCAGCAAGAGCCGCGCCGCATCGGCGTTCTTCTTGGTCCTCGTGGGCTTCTTGAATCCGTTGAGCGCTATGCAGCTATCGAGAAGATCAAGGAGCTCATCGACGTCAAGTCGGGGAGTTTCGACAGAAACTTCCGACGAGGAAGAACTCTCTTTCTCTCTCTCTCTCTCTGCATTGCAAACGGGTTCGGTTTGCAATGCATTTTGCATACTGCTTGCATTGCTTTCTGCATCCGCATCCCACCGAACCTTGGCGGCTGCGGAACGCTTCTGGGAAACCTTCTTCACTTGCGCCGCTTCCCTGTTGTGCTCTAGGAAGTCGTGGACGTAGACCTTGCCTGCGGGGGGCTCGGGGCATCCGTCGCAGTCATGCCCTGGCGCGTGCCAGAGCCCGGCTGAGATAAGCAACTCAATGTCTGAATCGGCGCCGCCAGCCTTTCGCTGCATCGCCTTAGCCGCAACGAATCCGTCCGTGAGGTGCTGCGCGCAGTATAAAACGGATGCAACGTGCATAAGAATTGCATTGCAACTTGCATCCAAAACGTCGAGCATCTTGGGATTATCGAGGTAGCCAACGTCGAATTTGGCGAAGGCTCGTTTGTCAGCCACTAGGCAGCTCTCCTTTGCCGGTAGTCGCGCATGTAGTCCGCGTTGGCGACCTTGCACGCGGCACACACCGGCACGCCGTGATGCTTGTGCCGCCGGTAGCCTGCGTTCGTTCCGCACGCCGACGGATCAAACACCGCCGCAGGCCGGACACCACGCCGCGCCGCGTACTCCAGCCGGGACTGGTCCCGCTTCGCATCCAGGCAGGGCCGGCACGCCGGGACCCCGTACTTCCGGTGCCGCTTGTACGCCGCGACCGTGCCGCACCGGGACGTGTCGAACCCCTCGACGGGCTCCAGGATGACCGGCTCGTCCAGGTCGTGGACGGCGCCGCGGTAAACGTAGGCCATTACTTTCCTTTCTGGTTCCTCATGATGTTGTTGACGGCCTGGTCGCCGGTCGGATCTCGATATTGCCGGGTGGCACGGTGGCGGGATTCGTCCTGAGCTTCCGCGATGATGTGATGCTCACAGGTGCGACGGGATAGGCAGACGCCTGTTGGGCTACGGCATGCCCAGCAGCACGGGTCCGGGTTCATGCCGCGTCGTCCTGGCGGTGCGTGATGTGCGCCCGGATCATGGCGGGCTGGAACCCTGACCAGACCTCGTCGCCGTCGGGGGTGGATGCGATGACGACGGGCATTTCGCGGCGGCTGAGGGTTTCGGTGACGTAGGCGTATGCGGTCTGGTCTTCTTCGACGTTGACGGCGGTGTACACGATGCCTTCGCGGGTCAAGGTCTTCTTAGTCATGTCGCACTGACGGCAGTCGTACTTGGTGTATACGCAAACCGCAGTGCCCTCGCGGTCCATTGCCTGCTGAATGTGGATCGGTGTCATTTTGTCTTTCCATTCGTTCGTTGTTCTCTGAGTCGCATTGCCCTAGTGGCGGCGTAAGCCCGTGCGCAAGTCACGCATTGGCGATCCGGCAGGGATCGGGTGTAGATGTTGTCGCCGGATAGTGGGTGGCCGTTGATGCAGTGCGTCTTGCGCGCATGCTTAGCCCCGGATCCAATGCCGCGGAGGATGTTCACTGCCTTGGGCACGGCTTCTAGGTGGCGGGGGTTGACGCACCCGCGATTCCGGCAGAGGTGATCTATTTCTAGGCCGTCTGGGATCGGGCCGTTCGAGAGTTCGTATGAAATGCGGTGTGCGTTGACAGATTGGCTGCCTCGCCGGAAGGATCCGTATCCGTCCTTCCTGACGTGCGCTGTCCATTCCCAGCACCCCGACGACTTGCGGACCTTCGGCCAGAATCGTTCGGCGACGGTCGGCTTGTGTGGTGCGTCGGTGGTTCCGCTGCGCATGACGCGGCGGTAATGGAGGTCGCACATATCAAGTACCTGAATGCCGCGCTTGCACGCCGGTACGTGACACTTCTCTTCTCTTATTCGATTAGGCAAGGCGGTGGGTTCCTTCCGGGGTGCGGCGCTCGACGTGATGCCGAGCGCCGCAAATAGAAAAGGCGCCGGTTAGGGCGCCTTGGGGGTGTTATGGCTGGGTCGTGCTAACTGGTCAGAACGGCGGCTCGGTCTGGGTGCCAGCTGGAGCCGAGCCCCACCCGCCGGATGCCTGCGCGGGCTGGTTGCCCCACTGAGCCGCGGCGGGCTGGGGGGTCTGCTGGGTGGGCGCGTACTGGCCCTGCTGCTGGGCTTGTGCGGGCTGCCCGTTGCCGTTGCGCTGGGTGCGGGTGACCTGCGCCTTGGCGTACTGGAGGGAGGGGCCGATCTCGTCAACCTCGAACTCGATGACAGTCTTCTTCTCGCCGGCCTTGTCGTAGGACCTGGACTTGAGGCGCCCCTGAGCGATGACGCGCATACCCTTCTGCAAGGATTCGGCCGTGTTCTCGGCAGCTTCACGCCAGATGGACGAGCGCAGGAAAAGAGTCTCAGAATCCTTCCACTCATTCGTGGTCCTATCGAACGTGCGGGGGGTAGAAGCGATGGTGAAATTCGCAACCGCCGAACCTGATGGCGTGAACCGCAGCTCGGGGTCGTCGGTCAGATTCCCAATAACGGTGATCGTCGTGTCGTTAGCCATGTTCAGTTGCTCTTTTCGTTGGTGGTGGTTTTGGCGGCGCGTTTGGCGCCAAGGGTGTAGAAGTGCGCGGAGACGAACACGTAGACGCACAGGGTTCCAAGCGCGCTCATGGCCCAATGCGCCTCGCCGGGGGTTAGCGCGTCGGCGAGCAGGAGTACCCAGAATCCGGCGAGTGCTACCCGGAAGATTGTGCCGATGGTTGAGAGTTTCACTTGCTGTCCTTTGCGATGGTTTCGAGCACGCCAATCCATTGGCGCGCAACTGTTGGGGTGATATGAAGCGCGAACTCCCGCGCGGACCCCATGAAGACTTGCTGCCCGATGCGGGTTGGCGGCAGGTCGGACGTGTAGATGTGGCCCGCGGTGATGGACACGCCCACCGTGCCCTCGTGGGTGGTCATGCCGACTCCAGACGGGCGATCTCTTCCTTCATGAGGAAGATCCGCTCCTTGCCGTTTGTGACGCTGGTCCCGTAGTCGTCAAGCTGGTTCAGCGTCTTGTTGTAACTGTCGATGTCCGCATAGAGCTGGGCGCTAGTGATTCGCAGGTTCTCGTAAACCCTGCTAATCCGCATCCACTCCGGCTCGTTGTCGAGTGCTTCGACCTGAATTGGTTTGCTCATTTGCCCTGCTCCTGTACCCAGTCGATGATGTTTTGCGGCGCCTGCTGTTCGGTCAGCCAGGCGATGTATTCCGGCACGTTGCCCTCGGTGACCGCCTTGGCCGTGGTGGCGCGGATGTCGTCGGGGATAGTGGGGGTGGTGGGTGCGGGTGCGTCGGGGAGGGGCTGGACGGTGAATATGGCACTCCTGCCCTTCTTGATCAGCAGCGGAACCTTGAGGGGCTTATCAATGCCGCTCATATGGCTGATACGCGAGCCACCCACAGCGGCCCCGCCGAACTCCACAGAGTTGTCGCAGTAGAGCGTCACGCGCTGACCCGCGTAGTTAGCTGCATTGGCTCCCCATGCGGCGGCGATCACCCTTCGCATAGACTTGCCCGGCCTCCACACGCGGGGGAAGTCGGCAAGGTGGAAGTTGAAAGGCTGCTCGGCGTTGTGCCGACTGACCTTCTCGATGGTGAAGGTGCGCGGCCCGCCAACCAGGTCCACCGCGTCGAGCTGGTCACTCTTAGGCGCCAAACTCTCGGTCATATCAAGGTCCATCTTCATTCCTCTTTCTTTGTCGTCGTGTAGCCGCGGCCGTGACAGGTGGGGCAGAAGTCGGCGCCGCGGTAGCAGTGTTCGGCTCGGCATCGTCCGCCGGATCGATGGCCAGTGCCTTTGCATTTGACGCATTCGGTTCCGCGTCCGGTCGAGTTACAGGTGGCACATGCGATGCCGTCGGCAAGTACCCGCTTCATTTCGGCGTAGGTGCGCGGCGCGTTCCCATCGGTTCGCGTGTCCATTTCGTGGCGCAGGAGTTCGGCCAGGTGATCCCACGCGGGTAGCAGGCGGTCCCACTGGATCGAGCGGCCCGTCATGCGGGAGCGTAGAGCGTCCGCTCCTATGCCGCGACTATCGCAGTAGTCGATGCAGCGGAGTAGGTCACTCGGGTCGTGCGGGTGATGTCCTCCACCGCCAGCAATGGCCTGCGCTGAAAGCCCCAACTGGTGCGACCACATCAGAAGATCTCCATCTCAGCGAAGTGGTCTAGTCGTTCGGTCGTCGGCAGCCCTTCGGTGGCGTCCAAGTAGCGGGCTGTCATGTCTTCGGCGGTGGCCTCGAAGAGTTCGACGGCGGCAATAATCGCCCCCTGCCAGTGCGGATCGGGCAGGACGCGCTTCGTCCATAACGGCATCCCGCTGCAGAAGCTCACGTAGTCCAGCCAGTCACGCCCGGAGACAAGCAGCCCCGCCTGACACTGGGCCATGTTCTCGGCGGGTACTTCGTCGGAGAGGATCGTGGCGAGATGCTTCTTAGGTGCACGGGACTTGATTTCGATCAAGCCGTCTGCGCCGACCAAGCCATCAGGTGAGTAGCCCAGCCGGAAGGTGTCGAAATCACGGACCATGAACCCAACCTCAGTGGCGGGTGCATGATGCTCGCTGTACGCATCCCGGGCGAACGGCTCGTCAAGGGTGCCTCTGAGCATGTCCGAGCTTTCACGCATCGGCTCTACATGCCCCGTGATGCGTTCGCCGACGAGTGTCGCCGTGAGTCCGCGCGCCGTGTCATTCATGGCGGGCTTGAAAGTCTTAGCCGTGACGAGCAGACCAACCACGCTTGCCGTAACTAGACCGCACCGAGCGGCACGCCAGGTGTCGCTTCCTTGCTCCAAATCTTCGTAAATTTTCAGGCTCAATTTGTCCCCAATCGTTGGCAATAAAAAAGGACCCTTGCGAGTCCATATCAGGTGATCTTCTTTATTCAGTCGGTTTCCGTTTTGCATTCGCATTCGGGGCCGCGGAGTAGTCGCTGTAGTTCGCCGACGTCGATTCGTCCGCAGCCCCATTCGTTTTCGAGGATGTACAGGGCTTGTTTGTTCCGGCGTTCGGCCTCGCAGTCACTCATGAGCCCAACTCCTCAGCCTTGGCGAGCGCGGCGTGGAATCGGGCCGCTTCTGCGTGATGGAAGACCGCCGTTGCGATGACGTGCTCCTTGATGACCGCCTCGACAATCTTTACGGCGGGGTGAGCATTGTCCGGCGTCGGGGTTGCGTTGGTGTAGATCGCGTAGACCTGCTCCCGATTGCTCTTGGACTCCTGCTCGCGGTGGCGTTCCCGCAGGATGCCCACGGATGCCAACTGGACTGCTTCGTCGCTGATGTTCAGGTTCATTTCTGGTTCCTTTCCTTGATCCCGCATCGCTGGCAGTCGGCCGTGTGACTTCCTTGGGCGATGCATTTGCGGAGGCGGCGGGTTTGGATCGCGGCGGCTAGTGCGAGCGCGGCCTCGTCGTCATACACGGCGGGGATGGGGGTAATCATGCGATTGCCCGCAATGTCACTGCACGGCGACGAAGCCAGGCCGCGGTGGTATTCGCTTCTGCCGAGTAGGCGCCATACCGCACGATGTCGTCATGGGTGTAGTCGGGATTGCCTGCCATGTTTTGCATCGTCGCCAGGAACGTCTCGGATCGCACGGCGCGATCATCAGCCGCCTCTGCCAGCGCCATTGCCCGAGCTTCCCGCAGTGCGTGCTTGAACTCGGTTTCGGTCATCGTCCAAATGCCTTCGCTCATTTCTGGTTCCTTTCCTTTGGCGCGTAGTAGTCATGGCGTGCACACTCCCGGTCGAATGCTTTGACGGTCCCGGCGTCCCCGATCCGCCAGCCGGACAACTCCATGCCTTCGAGGTCGTCCACCTGTTCCGGGGTGAGTCGGTGTCGTGCGAGCGAGTGACGGGCCGCGAGAATACCGAAACGGATACGTTGGGCTCGGTATGCGTTCATGATTCCTCCCCGTCGTCGTAGTAGGCCGGTGAGAGCCTGTAGACGACGCTCTCGTATTCCGTGCCGATGTCGAGTCCAGCGGTCGGCATCGCAACGCCCGAGCCAGAAGTGCCGTCCGGGAGGAAATTGCCCCACCGATCGCTCGTCGGGCGCCACCAGCCAGCAGTGCCAGTCGGGTAGATCGTCGGGGGCTGCGGCTCGGTGTACGGGATAACAATGTCCTCTTTAGACGTGGCCCGATACCATGTAACGCTGATTGCCCCGCGGCTGAGGATCTGCTCGGGTGCTGTCCATGTGCTCATTTCTCCTCCTGTTCAATAAGTTGTTTCAGCCCGCGGACAGCTTCCCGGATCGCCCGGTAGTTCTCGTTCGTTTCCGGGATTGATTCGATGCCGGCGAGGATGGTTGTGAGGGGGGTCATTTGCCTGCCTCCTGCGCGGATCGGACCTGGTGGACGACGGCGTGCGCTACCTGCACCATTGCCCAGTCGCCGTGATTTGATACGGCGGGCTGGTATGCGGCGGTGTACGCGGCATCAGCGGCTTCGAGGTCGGTGGTCATTTGCTGGCCTCTTTCTCGTCTTCATAGCGGCGGCGTAATTCGGCGCCGATCATGATGGGCATGGGGTCGTTCAGCATGATGTCCTGCACGTAGAAGCCCTGCTGGCCAAGTTCTTCCTTGAAGTCCCTGACCTGCTTCCAAGGGAGTTTGGATACGTCAAAGAACTGCTCCATGGGTCCGCTCAATTGCGGGATGGCTCGGATGATCTGACTCATTTCCCTGCCTCCGTTGCGGTGAGTGCGGCGCGGATGCCTCTTGCAACCATCCGAAGTCCGGCCTGCAAATCCTCGCCAACGACAATCTCCGCGAGTTCTTCGGTGGCCACGACTTGCGCTTCTACCCGCCCCAACTTGGCGGCCTGTTCCCGCACAAGGGCGAGGAGGTCAACGGCAGCGGTGAACACTGAATCTGGGTGGACCCCGCGACGCTCCTCAACAGTTGAGGCATACGGCCGGATGATGGCTTCAATCGCGGCAAGGTCCAATTCCCCGTCCCCGCCGGCCATGCTGATCAGGTGCTCGCTGTAATCGCTCACTGTGGTTCCTTTCTGGGTGGTGGGTTGCCCGGTGGCTGGCGGCTGTCGCTCCATGTCCAGCCATGCCGCGCATTCAACGCAGTCCGGGTTGCACGCGAATCCATGCTTGTGTGGTTCCGGGTAGCTGCATTCCCGGTCGCCGCAGCCCTCGGAATAGGCGCTCATGCGACGTACCTCGGCGCGAGTACGTAGTCGCAGCGGTATCCGGTGCGTTCCTGGTTGGTGAGCGCGGACCATCCGGCGGGCGTGAATCCCCACGCCGACATGACCTTGACCTCGTGGATGTCCGGTCGGGGCGCGGGGGTTGGGCGGGTGCGGCGGAAGATGCGGGGGAGGATCATGGCTGCTCCTTGGCGGGGAAGTGGACCGGCTTCGGGGTGTTGGCGTAACCCCCGCCGGACTTGCGGCTGTAGGTAGCGCCACAGTTGCAGAGGTTCCAGTCGCACGACTGTCCGCCACAGTGCGGCTTGGCAGTGAGTGCGCCGCCGGGACGTTCGCACGACGGGCATGTGGGCTTCAAGTTGCTCATGTCGTCCTTCTTTCATTCGCGTTGATGAGTTGCGTTGCTTGGTCGGCGATGGTCTGGAGGTCGGGGATCAGCGGGCTGTCCGGGTCTTCGGCGATGCGGGCGAGCATGACTTCGCGGCAACGGATAGCGGCCCGGATGATGCACTCGGCCGAGTTGAGGTCAATCACGTCCGTACCTGCTTTCAAGGTGGGCTTCTTCGCGTTGGGCTTCGGCGTAGTCCTCGGCTTCAGCTTCGGCACGGTCAGCGAGACAGGTTTCGCACTCGTCGCAGTCGCCGTCCTCGCACTCGTCGTCCTCGGGTGGGAGCATCGCCTCGTACTGGCGCTGGGCTGAGAGGAAGCCGGGGAGGTTCATGCGCTCGCCTCATCTTCAAGGCTCGGGTTGCACTCTTGGCACACGCTCTCGTGAGACTCCCAGCCCTCGGGGTCGAAGTAGTGGCGGTCGGAGTCGTGCGCGCCGAATAGGTGGCAGGGGTTCGTGGTGAGGTAGTTATCCTTCGGGCAGCACGACGTCATGCCTAGCGGGGCGGATCGACCTCTCGGCCAAAGCAATTCGCCATGGTCGGGGCACTCGACGGGCGTCCAGCACTTCTCGGTGCAACTCATGCGCTGATCCTTTCTGCGTAGTATTCGCGGCGTATCATGGCGGCTTCACGTTCCCGGCGGCGTGCCAGGAAGCTACGGAGGCCCGCGATGGTGTGCTCAACTGACGGGCGGTATTCCTCGGGTGCGCTGCTGTTGTAGCAGCGGTCGCACTGATCACCACGGCGCCGATTGACCGTGCCCGGGTAATCCTTGATCAGGGCGCGCGGTGGACGGGTAGAGCGCTGACACGACGAACACGGGCGGATCTTCGGGCGGTCGGTCATGACTACTCCTCGTCGTAGTGGGGGAGATTGGCAAGGCGTTCGACAATTGCCACGCGCTCGTACGCCTCGAATTTGGAGTGGGGCCAGTTTCCACACGCGTATCGCATGCCATGGAATGCCCGCTCGTAGTCATGCTCGGACCGCCAGAACTCCGCGGCCAGCTCGGCATCCGTGAAGCGCTTGTCCGTGGCGACGATGGCGTAAGGCGTGAACGAACCGCCGACGCGATACACGGGCGGCTCAGGTTCGGCGTGCTTCTCGAAGACCGTTAGGGTGAGCGGCTTCACTTTGCGGCCTCCTTAGCTGCGATTCGGCGGGCACGTTGGGCGTAAGTTGCGTTGGTGTGTGCGCGGCGGCACTTGTCGCACCGGCATGAATGGTTGAGGTAGAAGGACGGCTTGCCGTGGCGCGGGTCGTCCGGCTTGATCTGCTCGGCTCGCTCCTTGCGCCTCCGTAGGCAGTACGCCGTCCAGACCTTGCGGCAGGCGAGGCACTTGCACTTGTGGTTGCTGGTGCCGCCCGTCGTGCCATGCCAAGACTCGGGGCCGATGAACTCTTCGGCGATAATCACGACCATTCCCCCCGGTTCCAAGCGTCGGCGGCTTCGGTGGCTAGGGCTTCGTCGTCCAAGGCTTCGAGGGCGGCAAGGTTGTCGTTACGGATGGCCCAGAAGATGCCGACGAAAGCGAACGCGGCGAGGGCTACTACTACGGCGGTCATGCGCAGCTCACCGCGAACTCTTTAGCCGTGGCGTGAACGGTTACGGGGTGGTGAACCTGGATGTTGCCGGTCCACTCAATGCGGGTTTCCTCGGTGGCGTTCATGCGGACTCACCAACCCAGCGGGCGTAGATGTCGCACTTGTTCTTGTCGTGGCCGATGGTGCTGGACTTGGCCTCGATGCCCGGGCGCTTCTTCCACCACGCCGTAGCGTTCGGGTACGTGTCTTCCTTGATGAGCGCCCACTGTCCGGGGCGGGCCTTGAGTGCGTCGATGATCGCCGCATTCTCGGCTCCGGGGCCACGCTTAGAGGCGGCGGATACGGGCGGGTTCTTGAATTCGATGGTCATGCTGCGTTCCTTTGCTCAATGTTGCGGATTGCCTTGTCGGCGGTGGGGTCGGAGTGACCGAGGATGCGGGACAACCCGAGCGGGTCGAGCTGCATGATGTGTAGGTAATTGCGATCGAAGAAGGACTTTGACTTATCGGGGAATAGGTTGAGCAGGTGAGCGACGGCGGACTTCTTGTCCATTCCGGCGAGCGCTTCCTGCAAAAGGGCATAGAGCAGCACGGGAAACCTCCGACTAAAAAGCCAGTAGGGGATGGGTGGGGGTTGTGCCCGAGTCGGGCGGGGGCCGGCGCTTGGCGCTGCGGCGGGTCTAGCGTTTCGGTGCTTCGGTCGGAAGGGCTGCGAGCCATTCCTGCAGCTCGGTAGCCAGGATGACCGGCTTCGAGTTGGCGTATCGGGCAGTCATGTCGCTGTTGCGGAGTGCCCGGCGGATGGTGTCCGTGCTGTAGCCGGTAGCTTCAGCGGCGCCTTCGATGGAGTAGCTGATGGCGCTCATGCTGCTTCCACCGTTACTAGATCCTCGAAGCGGACGGGGAGGTTGGTAAGGAATGCTGCGATGAATTCGGGGCCGGGGCGGTTCTCGCCGTGTCGGACCCGAGAGAGGGTGCCTTCGCTGATCCCGGCCTGCTTGGCGAGTGCGCCCCAAGGCTGTTCGGCGCGGAGACGTTCTAGCGTCTCCAGGTTGATGCAGAGTGTTGGCTTTGACATTGGACTGAGACTCGTTCCATCTAGATTGGTCTGCTGCAAGTTGTTCTTTCGCAATCCCAAGTTGCTTATGGGAAGACAGTATTCCACTACTTGGATTTGCGCAACTCCAACTTGCGTCGCAACTTAACAAGGTGGTGTTGCGTGCACGCAACTTCGTCTAGATGTCGCGATTTTTGGGAGCAAGTAGGGGATCTGATTACTACTTGGGATGTCGTCCGCCCGGGCGTGTCGCGTCCGATCTTGACTATCACTTGCGGCTATCTGCATTGACGGTTGCGCGTACGCAAGGTAAATTCTCCCTATGTCAAACTCACAGATAACCAGCCCCCACACCCGCTGGTACGACTACATACTCAAGGTTTCAAAGGGCCTCACCGCCAAGGAAACAGCAGACCGCGCCGGCTTCGATCAGTCCGCAATGACGCGCTGGAAGAACGGCGCCAACGCCGATCCGAAGTTCGTTGTCCAGTTCGCCAGGGCCTTCAACCAGAACGTACTCAAGGCCCTTGCCGAGGCCGAGCTAATCACCGACGACGAAGCAGGCCTTCACGAGGTCAAAATTGGCGTTACTGAGATGAGCACTCACCAGCTCCTTGAAGAGCTGGCTAGGAGGATCGACAATGGAGCCCCACTGCCCGAGCCGTAACAGCCCCACCAACGCAAAAAGAAAGGCCCCCACCTAAATAGGTGGGGGCCTTCTTGGTTTTGCCGTCGCACAATCACGGCTTGCGCTGGTACAATTATAGGACTAGAAACCCCCGCGAGTCTTTGGCGGACTCCGGGGGCGTGACCGACACATAAGGGAGTGCCGATATGACCGATTCTACATGCATCACCGATGGCTGCGAGCGAAAGATCTACTTCCGCGGCAAGTGCCATGGGCACTATGTCCGCGTCGGGCCGCAGCGCCGAGGCACGTGCAAGATAGAAGGATGCGACCTTACTGCTACCGCAAAGAGCCTTTGCGACAGGCACTACACCCGCCTCAGGCGACACGGCGACCCGAGCGTTACGCTGCGCACGCCACGCGACGCTGACCTTGCCGAGCGCTTGGAGTTTACGGGGTGGACAGAGGTGTCACGCCGGTCGGAACTGGGGCCCTGCTGGGAATGGAACGGCGGGCGCTACCCGTCCGGCTACGGGCAGGTTAGCGTGGGGGAAAATAAGCAGAACCATGCTAGTCGGATTGCGTACATAGCATGGGTTGGACCGCTTGGGGATGGGCAGTTTGCCTGCCACCGCTGCGACAATCCGCCATGCATAAACCCCGCCCACCTTTTCGCGGGCACACCTAAAGATAACTCCGGAGACTGCGCAACGAAGGATCGCACCGCTCACGGGGAACGGCAGGGTCGCCACAAGTTGACCGAGGGCGACGTCCGCGCCATCCGCGCCGATTATGCGACGGGGGATTTCTCCCTGCGACAACTAGCGGTCGCATACGGTGTATCTCCATCTAACATGAGCTTTGTTATCCGCAGGAAGACGTGGGCGCGCGTCGCCTAGGCCTGATGGCCCTAAGTTAAGGGCCATCAGGGGTGCGGTCACGCTTCGATCTGCGGCTGCAGTAGGGTACTCAGCGACTCCATGCCAGCCCGTGCCCGTTCGGTGTCTGTGCGCGTCTTGTAGGAGCGTGTCATGGCGCGTGTGGAGTGGCCGACGATTTCCTGTATCAGGTCCTCGGGGACGCCGGCAGCATAGAGCATGTCGATAACCGTATGCCGCGCCCCGTGCAGCACAACATCTTCCGGCAGCTCGGCATCACGCATGAGTTGTTTCCACGCCTTAGTGACCCGGTCAGGATCCCATGGGCGCCCCTCCTCTAGGAACACGAGCCCGTCCGGTGCGTTCTGCTTGTGCAGTTCCAGGATGGATTTCAACGGTTCCACGAGCGGGATTACGCGCCAACCAGACGATGACTTCGGGCGGGTCATGTAGAGGCTGGATTTCACTTGCCGGTACTCAAAGTCGTCAGGTACATCCTTGATGTTCGTTATCCGTTGCAACTGCCAACTGAGGTCAAGGTGATCAGTTACGCGGTCCCATTCCAAGCCGATCACTTCACCGCGGCGCGCACCCGTCAGCATGAACGTGGACCAGAGTGCGCCGTCCGTGCTGCCTAGGACGCGCTGGAGTAGCCCTATGGACTGCTCAAGACTGAGCGCGGACTGCGCGGCGTTGCGCTTCCGGGGCCTGTTGACCATGTCGCACGGGTTGGCGCTGATCTTCCCCTCTTGCATGGCGGCGCCGAGGATGACTGAGAGGGCGTTGTGTGCGAGGAGGACGTAGGTGCTGGACAGCATGACGGTATCCTCTGGCAGTTCCCGGCCGTCACGCAGCTTGGGATCCTTGGGGGTCGCGGCCATGACGTCGTGCAGGCGCCTCACGTCTTGGGCGCTGATCTTGTCCAGCATCTTCTTGCCGAGGACGGGGATGATGTAGCCGTTCACTACGGTCTTGTATCCGGCGAGCGTCCGGGGCTTGATGTCTTTGGGTGCGATCCGGTCGAGCCAGTGCGTGGCCCACTTGTTTAGCGTGATGCTGCTGGTGGAGAGGTCGCCTTTCTTTTCCAGCTCTCGCTGCTGGAGACGTAGCTCGCTGACTACCTGGCCTTTGTCCTTGCGGCAGATCACTTTGCGGCGGCGCTTCCCGTCCAGACCTTCGGGCAGCTCGATGGACGTGCACCACATCCCGTCGGCGCGCTGGTAGACGGCGCCTTCACCTTTGGGCCTGCGCGGCTTGGCCGCTTTGCGGCGCGCGTTGAGTTCGGCGTATTCCTCCGCCAGCCATGCCGAGGGTTCTTCGCCGCGGTCCTTGAGCTTCTTGAGCACGGTGCGATCCGCGATGAGGTTTAGCTCGTCCGTTTGTGTCCATTTCACGACCATGAGTCTCACTGTAGCCTATCTGGTAGCCGATGCCAGCGTCCGCTAGCCTATTGTGCTGAATCGTGGGGTCGTCATAAACCCCTAAATTCCGCGGGTTCTAGCGCTAATTCAGTAGTCCATCGAATGGATTAAATACCCACCGCACGACTCATAATCGTGAGGTCCCGGGATCGAGTCCCGGCGCCGCTACACCCCGAAAAACCCCTAGAATCCGCGAGATTCTAGGGGTTTTTCATTGCCTCAAAAGGTGCCCATCTAGGCCCAACTACAGCCTGACCTTTAGCCTAAAGCCGAAATGGAACACCCGCCCCACCCTCGCGCAGTTCGCGTTGAGGATGGGGCGGGGTGTTGCGTTAAGCTGGGGTCAAAACTATTGGGGGAAACATGGCTGACGTTGTAACTGAATCAAAGCGCCCAACGCTGCGTGGCCGCGGACTGCCGACGTGGGTGAAGGTCGCCGGTTTCGCGATTCCTTTTGCGTGTGCCGCCGCCGGCGTGAGGCTGCTGACTTATGGCCCGCCGACGAACCACATGCTCACGAGGGCCGGTGTTCTTGTCCTGGTGATGGCAGCAGGCTGGGCGATCACTTCTTATTGGGCGTTCTTTGGCCGTGCAGCAGGCGCGGAGGGTGACAACGAACTGCCACCCTCCGCGGGCATCTAGTCCACGAGGGTAATGGAGCCCCTGCGGACCCGGACGACGCCGTTGAACCCGGATAGCTGGAAGAGGAATTGCAGCGTCACGGCAGCAGCCTTCACCGTCGCGTCGGGCGTCCTAAATACTGTCGGCACGGTGAGCCCCGGCAGGTTGGCAAGTTCGTACACGCCAGCGTCTCCGGGGTTCAGGTAGGGTCCAGACGTTGACATGATGGTCGCGCCGCCGCCGTCAAGCTGGTTGCACTGAAGTTGCATGTTCGTCAGTGCGGTGACGGTGTCGAGCTTCACTTCAAATGTCGCAGCGATCTTCTTGCCGATCCACGCGGGAGGGCACGCGATTGTCATTTGCCGCAACTGGACCGTTTCGGCGCCGCTGGTTTCGATCCGCTGCCAATTGCCGGGAACGAGGTCAGTGGGAGCCACCAGCGACTTCGTGGTGCCGCCGATGGAGCTCCAGCCAGTAGCTACGGTCCCCGCGCCGTCCATGAACGGGTTCGCCACGACGTTCTGCGTGTCGCCTGCGTAGACGGGGAGCCGGTCACGGGCGGGGTAGAGCGGTTCCAGAACGTCGGCTATCCGCTTTCCCATGCGGGCGGCGGCTGTCCGGTTCTGGTGCAGCCCGTCCGCTCCGTTGGTGTATCCGGTTTTCCAGATCATGTCCGTTGCGGTGACGACTGCGGAGGTCACGTCGATGACGATCACGCCGCGCCGGCTGAGGTTCAGTAGCCAGCGGTTCACGTCCACGAGGGAGGTCCGCTGCCCTGCGGTGTGCGCGTCTCGGGGGTTGATCGTCAGGATGATGGTTGTCGCGCCGATGGAGTCGTTCAGCGCGAAGATCTGCGTGAGTTCGGACTTGATCGTTTCGGTGGGGACGTTGTTCGTGACCGAGTTGACGCCGATTCCGATGAGGACGTTCTGAGGCTGGTACGCGAGGACGTCGGTCTGGTAACGGGCGAGCAGATCCGACACCTTGTTCCCGACGATACCCGTCACCTTGAGGACGCTGAAGCGCTGGCGAAGAAACAGGTTGGCCCAAGTGAAAATGCCCTGCTGGTCAACCCGATACTCGGTGCCCGCATCGCTGCCCGTCAACTCACCGGCCATGCGTGAATCTCCGGTAATGACAAGCGTGTTGCCGCGGGGCCGGGCGAGGCCCTCGGTGGCGAGGCCAATAGCGGCATTAAGTGCCACGTCCCCAAGCCGCGTGGGCAGGCTAGCGTCGGGCACCTTCGAGTCAGCGCCAAGCGGTGCGACACCGGAAGCCGCGCCGACCTTGTTGGCGTCGAGCTTGAGCGCAACAGCAGCAGCATTCGAAGCGGCGGGAAGGTTGGCGTCCGTGGTCTTCACGGATGCGGGGAGGGTGAAGTCGTCACCAACGGAGATGATGCGGTTGACCACGGGTTATGCTCCTGCCAGGTAGAGGCCCGGGTTTGACGGGTCCGGGGTTAGTGGGTTGTATTCAGAGATGAGGTAGAAGCCGGGGTTGCTGGGGTCCGGGGTTACGCTGGGTTCGTTGGGGATGAGGGTGGCGAGTTGCTGCGGGGTGATCGCGCCCGTGAGTCCGCCGAATGATGTGACGGTGGGGGTGGGTGCGATGATGGCGGCGATGGGTGGGCCGTCGATGATGAGCAAAGGGTTGAGTAGGTCCACGCCTTGAGGGATCTGGAAAGTCTTCGTCGTCATGTCGGATTTCCCGGATCCTTGAATGACGATGGTGACTTTGTAGGACCAGCCGCGGATTTCGTTGCCGCGTTTGTCTACGAAGCCGGGCTGATCGTGGGGGAGGTGGATGATGACGTCGCCGGATTCGGTGGCCTTGACTTCCCGGTCGATCTTCGCCAGTGCGATGCCGGACTCTTGATGCACGAGCATGTGCGAGGGTTCGACGGTGACGCGGACTGTCGCGTTCTCGCCGAGGTGGTCGGACGGCTCCGGGATGTGCACCGCGCAGAGGGTTACGCCTGATGGAAAGGGCATGATGCTCCTTGGTTGGGTTACGTCGCGCGCAAAGGACTATGGCGCCGGAACCGTTACGTTGGCCGCGAGAGGGGTGTCGTAGGCGTCGTAGTAGGTGCCGCTGATGTTGTAGTTCTTGTTGAACGGGGTAATGAACTGGTTGCCGCGGACCTGCTTGTTGCCGTACGCGTTGATGCCTAGACCATTCGGGGAGCCGGCCACTGTCCGGTTGAACTTGTTTCCGGTGATGATCGCCTGGGATGCTGCACCTGTGGAGACGCCGCCGATTGCGGAGTCTCGGAAGGTGTTGTTCGCTACCGTCACGTTCGCTGCTGGCCTGTCCCCGCCCGTGGCTTGGATGTCCCAGTTGCCGGTCGTGAAGCCCTCGAAGTAGCAGCCGGTGAACGTGATGTCCTCGGCCCGGAAGTGCACCAGTGCGTTCGCGGATCCGGCATAGTTGTAGCCCGGGTCCCCGATGAAGTGGCAGCCGATGAACTCAAGCCCGCGGTACGCCCCGACTGCGGCGTTGTTGTACTCGGCGCCTTCCGGAGTCTGGTCGTCCGCTACGTCCCCGTCCCCGGCCGTGGTGCCGCCGAAGAACACGCGGCGCGGGTGCTTGAACGTGCACCCGATGACCTGGACGTGTTTGGCTGTGAGGCTCAGCGGATCTCCCGCCGAGTGGTGGCCGATGTGCCGGGCGGAGAAGTTGACTTCGTTCTTCTCTCCGAAGCAGCCGATGAACTGCACGTTGGTGCCGGCGCTCTGGTCGCCGTGGGCCTTGACCTCGAAGCCGTGCGCATTGCCGGTGGAGTAGCAGTTCACCAGCTTGGTGTCGTAGCTGTAGTCGTCAATTTCGAAGCCGTTGGAGTTGGTGTAGGACACGTCCTGCGCGTACCGGGTGCCGAGGGCGTGGCAGTTGTCGAACAACACCTTGCCGGATCCGTGCGTGGTGAACCCGTCGTCTCCGTATTTGTCGGCGATGCAGTCGCGGAAGGTGATCCGCTCGGACGGGTTGGGGATGATCGCCCCGTCTCCAGCCTGCCCGTAATACGGGGTGGTCACGTCAAACCCGTGCTGTACGGAGTTGATGGCCTTGACCTTTTCCACCAGGATCCCGGTGGAGTTGATGACGGAGATGTTCGTGCCGTAGATCCCGCCGAGCCCGTCCGTCTGGATTCGGTTCGCTTGGTTCCCGTCGCTGGTAAGGTTCGACAGGCCCGCCTCGGTCGTCCCAGCTGGGAAGTAGAAGCTTCGGGGGTTCCATCCCAGCCCTGCAGCGACCTTGAAGTTCGTCGCGCCGACTCCCTGACCGGTGAAATATGAGTGCGTCTTGATGGCAATGTCGCCGTTGTGCGTGCAGAATCCAGCGGGCATGGGGTAGAAGCCCGGGGTTTCACCAGCGAGCTTTAGGCCGGCCGTGTTCGACGCAATAATCCCGGCGGTCAGGATCGGCGGATCGAATACGACATTGAATGGTGGCCTCGTAATGTCAGTGAAGATCTGCCACGCCGCGAGCCCTCCGGCGATGTTCGCATCCGCAACAAGGACGGTTGACGGGAGGTAACTGTCATCCCCGACAGAGACTAGGCGGTTGACCACTGGTCACGCTCCGATCAGGTAGAAGCCCGGGTTAGCGGGGTCGGGTTGGATGGGGGAATCGGAGGCAATGAAATAGGTGCCGGGCCGGGTTAGGTCTTCCGTGAGTCCGTGTGTGACGCCGCCCGCGTTGGCCTCTGCCTGCCCGATCCTGCCGAGCGCGTACGCAAGGACGTCCTCGGCCTTCTGCGCGTTGTCGGCGATGACGTTGTCCCCGTTGCGGACAGCCTCTTTCCCGTCCGGCTTCTTGAACCCGAGCGGGGTGATCTCTACAGCCATTAGCGGCCTCTCCTTGAATGCGAAAGGCCCTCACAAGGAGGGCCGCTGATGGGGGTAGGGCTAGGCCGAGTGCTTGCCAGTGTTGGGCGTGTTAGCGAGTGCAAGGCCGTTGGAGAGGCCCAGCGCGGCGCCCGCCAGTGCCAGCCACACGCCGAGCTGCTCGACGTTCACGAGGCCGTACACGAGCGCGACAGCACCCGCCGCCACGAGGATGCCGTAGATGTAGGCGCGGACCTTGGGATCTTGGATGTTCATGTCAGTTCTCCTTCGGGAGTGCGTTGATGATGTCCTGCGGGAGTGTGCGGTAACCCTGCCCGGTCGCCTGCCACTCAACGAGCGTGATGCCCCGGAGCTTGCCGCTGACGAACTCGTACAGGGTCGCGTCCTGGTCGCCCTTCAAATACTTGGCGGCGCTGGTTGCGGTGCGGTCGTCTATGGCGATGATGCGCTCACGGATCCTGTCACCCTCCTGGGCCTCAAGGATCTGGAGTACCCGGGCGATCTGGTCTTCTGCTTGCTTGGACAATTCATCCTCCTCGGATGCTGGTGTAGTGGATCCTTGCGGTGCGATTGCCGCGGATCCGAAGAATGGTTCGGGGCTGGTGCGCCCGTAGATGAGTCCGCCGCCCGTCCGGTAGGTCATGTCCACTAGCGCCTCAACGTGGAGGTGCGGGGCGACGCCACCCGTGCCGCCTGAGAGGCCGATAACCTGGCCCTCTGTGACTCTGTCGCCTGCGTTCATCTGCGCCCGCGAGAGGTGCGCGTAGACGCCGACCCAGCCCGCGTGTTGAATGACGGTGACGATGCCCGGGAAACCCTTGTACAGGTACCAGCGTTTCCTGTATCCGGCGTTGGACTCGTCGCCCGGCAGGTTCGTTCCCCAGTCCGCCCACAGGACGGTGCCCGCCGCGATGGCATGGACCGGCGTACCCTCGGGGCATTTGAAGTCCGCGCCCGCGTGCCCGAATGGCTGGTAGTTGCCGTACAGGGCCACGTAGTAGGCGTCGGTACCAACGGCCTTGATGTTGCCGACGACGCCCTGAGTCTTCATGGACCCGAACGGCTGGTTGATTGGAAATGCTGCGCTTACTGGCCTCACTGATTACCTCCGTTCGCATTGACGATGATCTGCGGCGAGCAGACGGCGAGGTGCGCGTCCAGCTTCTGGCCCATGTCAATGCCCTGCGCCTCGGTGCGGGTGATCGCGTCCTTCACGGAGGATCCGTTATTGAACTCGACTTCATGGCGGATCGTTTCCAGAACGACGGACTGTTCCGCTAGCTGCTGGTCTTGGTGGTCCATGCGCTCGAACAGGCCCAAGAGTTGCCGCTGTCCGGTCGCCGGGTCCGCTGGCACGCCGCTGATGCGGTCAATGAACCGCGCCCATTTGCGGAGCGCCGGGGCGACTTTCCAGATGATGAATCCGGCAAGCATGAGGGCGCCCAGCCAGGGCGCCACGGATATGACGTCGCTAATCCACTGGGGCATCACAGGGCATCCCTTCGACTTTGGTAATGGCTAAGGCGTCGTGGGGGTATGGTTAGTGCACCCATGCGGGCGTGCCTCCTATTTAGGCGTAAGCGTGTGGGGTTTCGTGTGGTCCCGGAGGTCTAAGCCCGGGACCGCATGGGGTTAAGGGTTCTCGCTGACGGCGAGGGAGAAGATGACGTTACGGACTGCCCCGGCAGCACTGGCCCTGGTCTGCAGCGCGATGGTGTGAGTACCTGCGCCGATGGTCAGTTCGCGTTCCATGACCACCGAGATCGGCGGGGAGTTGACGCCGGACACGAGTGGCACGTTGTACGTAACGCCGCCGAAATCCGTGGTGCCGTCGATGCGCCACTGCACATCCGCTGTGCGATTCAGACCCGAGTTCGCGTTCTCAACGACACCCGTATAGGCGAGTTTCAGCTTGCCGCCAAGGCTCGTGAACGTGGTTGATGCGACGGTCGCATACGCAACGCCTGCGATAGTTGACGGCGTCGTGTAGTCCCGGCCCCGTTCGGTCGTCGCGGGAACAGCCCAGCGTGACCCGTTCCACGCCTCATGCTTAGCGACGTCGAGCCGGTAGACAGTAAGCCCCGGATACTTCGCCAGTGCGTCACGAGCCGCGGCATTAGCGACGGGGATAATCACGTTCGCCGTGTTGCCCATGCCCGCGAGGTGCTGGGTAAGCGCGTACTCGTCGCTGTTCGTTGGTACCTGGATACCGTTTTGTAGGGTCTGCATTAGCTACTCCAGTTCAAAAGGGTCTTGCCCGACTCGGGGTTATCTAGGCGTGATTCGAATGCGGCGTAGGATCCGCCGGCGATGCTGATTCCGCCGCCTGCAACGAGGTGCGGGGCGAACGTGCCGGGGTCTAGGTCCACGTAGCCGCCCTTGGATCCGGGCTGCACTGTGACGGGGAACGGGCCAGCAACACGCGACACGTCACCGCCCGGACGCGAGCCCGAGTTGTGCGCGTAGAGGTTGATCGTCACCGCCGCGTTGGATGCGCCGACACTGAGTCGCGCCGGGATCTTGAAGCGAACCCGCGTTATGGTCTTCCCTGCAAGCTCGGGTTTAGGTGCGCCGTAGAACCAGGCGCCCGTCACCGCGTACCCGCCTTGTGTGCCGGTGTACAGGTCTTCCCCGCCGCGCTGTGATGTGGCCCAGCGACCCCACCCGCCAACCCCGTACGTATCCGTTGCCGTGGCGATCAGTGCAGTCTCACCCGACGCTGTCCCGGTAGGTGCCATCGGTGCGGCCGTGTGGACGGTTGCAACTGCGGGGATGATGCCGATGATCGTTGGCATTGCGGCGTCCCATGTGAGGTACACCTGATCGCCGGGCGCGTAGGTCAGCCTCGGTGGTGCGCCGTCTACGTAGGGGTTTACAAAACGGCTGGTCGAATATGAGCCGCCGTCTTCACCCGTGAAAACAATTTCGGTCACGCCCACTGCCAGAACGGCGCCCGTGCTGGGCCTAGGCTGATCCGCATAACTGCCAGCGACGTACGCGCTCGACTGCCCCAGCCCGTCGCTGGTGATGTCAATGATGATCTTGCCGCCCTGTAGTGGCTGCATGGGGTCGGCCCATCTGGCATCCAGCAGACTGTCACCGATGCGGGCGTACCAGCGCGAACCGTCCCAGTGCGCCGTCCCGTACGTGCGGCGCGTATTGCCACCCGGGATCGCCGCCATGGTGTGTTTGAATCCCGACATGGCGGCTCCTATTTAATTTGGGGTTGCGGTGGATATCCACCGGTGTTATAGTTAGTACATCGGAACAAGCCGAAGACGGAAGGCAAGACAATGAACGCAGTGAAGATGGCAAACACTCGCAATGGCTGGGCTATCGCGATCATGAAGACCGCGAACCGCAAAAAGGCGGGTGCTGAAATCTTCTCCGTGGTCCGCGTCAGCCCCAAGAACCAGTACGTCACCCTCACTGACCACAACAACGAAGCCGCAGCGCGGAAGTCGGCCAACCACTACTGGGCGCAGGACGTGGCGGCGTGATCCCGGATGCGGCGGTAGAGGCGGCGGCGCCATGGATAGCAGGCTTCCTGAAGCGGCGCGGACTTGAGCTGCGCGGGAAGGAGGCCTCGGCGTTGGCAGGGTATGTCCTGGAAGCCGCAGCCCCGCACATGCTGGCCGAGGCGTGGGATGAAGGGTTTGACCGAGGCTTCTATGATCCGCTCGCAGGTAGCAGTAAAGACGCGAGCGAGTCAGTAGTGGCGAACCCCTACGAGAGGACCGCCAAGTGAGCCCGGAGGGGGCGGTTGAAGCGGCGCATTTCGCCATCCTGCGAGACGACGGCCGCTGGGGCTGCCTCCGCTGCGACTGGACCGGCGCGACCATAGATGACTACTGGGCCGCACACGAGACGAGGCGCGACAATGACAACATCCCCTTCTAACATCCCGGAAGCCGCGGAGGTGGTTTTGATCGACCACCAGCGCCAGAGCTCAAGTAGCTGCCTCTGCGGATGGTCCGAACTTGGCAAGTCCCACCCGTGCCACCAAGCCGCGATGCTGTCCGCCGCCGGGTTGCTGCGACAATGAGCCGCGGCACCCCGCACCGGCCTATCCGCATCAGTGACGACCTGTGGGCCCGGGCGCAAGCCAAGGCCGCACAGGAAGGCACTACGGCATCCGCCAAGGCCCGCGAACTACTCGAAGCGTGGGCGGAAGAACCAGCCGAAACAGAGGAGCAAGAATGACCAATCAAGTGATCCCGGACGCTGCGTTAGAAGCGGCGCTGCGTGAGTGGGCTATCCGCGGAGGGTTGTCGCCTGAGGGGATAGTTCGGAACATCCTCGAAGCCGCAGCCCCGCACCTCATGGAACCAAGGCAGACCGCTATCTCATCCGTGCTTGCGCTTCATCGTGAGGTGGAGTGCCGCGACGAAGACGGCGAACCTACGGGCGGCTCTTGCTGCGAGGAGTGCAAGGACTTGGATGACCATAGCGGCGAACGAGTCCACGAGGTCTACCCATGCTTGACCGTCCGCGAAATCACAGCCGCACTAGCTGGCAAGGAAACGTACACCGCGATGCGCGACAGGATAGAAGCGCAGGTCATCTAGCCCTCCGCAACCCAAGGCCCCCACCGCGACCCGGTGGGGGCCTTGGTTGTTACAGCAGTGAGTCCCAGATGATCGCGGGGAGTTGGCCCCAGTTCGCGGGCATCCGGTCCCATGTGAGTTCGGGCTTACCGGCGGTGATGTGCTTAGCCCATTCGGTACGGGTCAGGGCGGTAACAACATCCGAGTAGGAGCAGGAGACGGTCAGTGACGTACCGCTGGGGACTGTTGAGCCGCCGCGGGACAGTGACGTGATCAGCCCCGGAAGGTACGCGACCCGGCCGTCAACAGGGCAGCCAACCTCGATCCGGTCACCAGCCTGCAACTCCGGTCGCGGCGTCGTCTCCACCCGCAGCTCAATCGCCAGGGAAGTGAGGAACGTGTCCCGCAACTCCGCCGCATACGCGATGGCGTCCGAATACGTTTCGATCATTTCCGAGGAGTAGAAGAACGGGGCTTTGCGATGAGGACCACCCCACCGCAGCGGGCCCGTCTCGATGGACGCCACAGCCCGGACAGGCTGCCCGTCGCCCGAGTCCTTGCCCTCTACAACCCAGCGGTTATAGAGGCCGTCAATGGACTGTTTGCGGGACACTGAGACAAGGCCCGCGGTCGGTTCAACGCGCCACACTGAGGGGCGGTCAAGGCTGTACAGGTGACACTCACCATCGCCGCCCATCCGGTAACGTGCCGACACCAGAGAGAGAATGTCCTGGCACGCTTCCAAACGCTCACGGTCCCACACTGTTTTGCGGCTGACACTACGATCCCTTACGCCCTCATCAACGACCGTCGGAAAGTAATCCTTCGTCAGCCGGCGGAACTCAGACACAACCGTTGCACCAGCGCCGGGGGACTGCGGAACCTCGAAGCGGTCCCGGTCCACATCGAACGTGAGATCCACGGCCTCAAGCTTCACGACACCCGCAGAGACGTACACGCGGCGTTCGTGCGGGGAATCCAATGAGTCCGGGACAGCCAGCCCATACTCCGCGATCAGACGCGAATCAACGACCTCCGTGGGCTCGTTGCCCGTCACGCGGAACCAGCCATAATTCACAGCACCAGCACCGCCGACACGGTAGACGACCTGCAGCATCGTGCCAGCCACGCCGAGCGGATCATCGAACCGCCACGCTCCGAGAGTGCCGTCAGGATCCGCAATGAGCAGCTTGAACTTCTGCCCAACCTTTACCGAATCCCCGGCCTCATCATCAGCCGACCAGCTAATAACATCCAGCGGCTCAGGGATGACCAGCGAACCGTCACGCCACGCCCACACCGTCAGCGAGTCAGCCGGGCGCGAACCTTCAAGGGCCTCCAACGAAGCCTCATCAATCAAACGCACGACGGGCTCCTAGTTGGCTGGGATGAAAGTGACTCTTGGGACGTCGGTGACATTCTCCGGCCACGCCTCGCCACCCTCTGGATAGTGGTCATATCCGGGCGGGTAGACCGGATCTTCATGCGTCACTTCGCTGCTAAAGTCGCGCATCCATTGGCGGCGCTCCTGATTGCGGAGTGCTCGCTTGTCCTTGCCGAAGTCGCAGCACCCGCACGTGCGGTCGCCATAAGCGCCGATACGCCCATACATAGCTGCCATTGCCTAGCCTCCGATTGGGTTCTTCAGGTCTGCGAGGTAATCCTTGCCAGCCATGAGATCCTGCTTCTGCTGATACGTGCTCATCAGGATCTCCACGTCGCCATAAGTGAACGTCGCCGTTAGAACCTTGATCGTCGGGGCTGCGACGACATCAGACTTCAAGCCCCACCATGTGAGTTCGCCGCCCCACGAAACATCCACCGGCAACTGCGTGGCCGTCGCGTTCGCCAGGAACAATGTGCCCGACAAATCGAACGCACCCCACGACGGGTCCGGCTTGAACAACAGTTGCGCCGAAGACCTCAGCAGATTCTTCAACTGCGTGTTAGCCTCAGCCGAACGGGTGCCCATCGACGTATCCACGCCACGCTCAGCCATCCGCTGACCAAACAAGGCGAGCGGCTTACTAGAGCCCATGATGTTGAAGACTGAGACATCCGCCGTGTACTCCAGATCAGACAGCGCCGACGCCCGCAAATAAGGCCCGTCGCCATCCTTGCCACCCGTCACACGAACCGCAGACTGCGGAACCAGCGGGTCAAGGATCCAGCCCGTACCGGAATACACCGTCACCGCTGAACTGGTGACGCGGCTAGCCCCGCTTGGGCCAGACAGCACCTCAACCTCATACGACACCGGGCGTCCGACCGGGCAATCAAAATCCACGACGTAGGCCGCGTCGTTCATGGTGACGCGACGTGCACCGCGGACAGGGTTACGTTCCCCGTCCGCGGTGCGCCACACGCTGACGATGGACTCGCCAACACCCAGACCGGTAATCGTGATACCTGCCCGATCAACCGGCGCATCCGTCAAGGGATCGACACTTACAGCAACCATCTAGCGGCCCCTCCTCGAAAATTGGGACTGCGCATCAGCAGCCGAAACAGTCGCCGAAGCAACCTTGAACATGCGGGCGTCCAACTGCTCGTTACCGATCATTACGGTTACAGCCGGGGCTGAGACGGTGACGCCTCCAGCCTGTGCGTGGCCGAATGACTGCGCCGCATACAAGCCGCCCGAGGAGTACCCTGGCAGCTTCGGGAACGTGCCCGCGTTGATAGCCGCAAGCTCCCGGCTGTAGCGGTCGGACGAGCGCCCGTTGACGATCCACTCATTAGCGTCCAGCCTTGCGACTGGGACGCCGGCCGAATCGACGCCGAGGAAGCCGTCAGTTACGCCAGTGCCCGGCCCGGTGGATGGGAGTTGCCCGCCATCCGAATAGCCGCGCAGGATGCCGCCCGTAGACTTCTTAGGCGCCAGCACAGTGCCAGTGCCGACAGGGTCAGGCGCCCCTTCCTCGCGGAATTGCTTGATGACCTTCTGGAACGTGGTCTCCGTCGTGGTGACGTTGATCTTCACATCTTTCGGGATGTTTTCCAGCGCAGTCTTGGTCTGCTCCGCCATGCGCTTAGCTTCGCTATCCATCCACGTCTTGATGTCAACGCCCGGCGGAACCTTTAGGACATCCCGGGCAAGGTCAATTGCGGCTTGCCCCGTGATTCCGAACTGCCCCGCGCCTGCTATGAGCTTGTCGTAAGTGGTGCTCAGGTTGCCCTGCAGCACCTCCTCGCTCGCTCCGGCCTTGGCGTTGGCCGCCACTAGGCCATACCCTGCCCCCGCGATGCCATCAAGTGCCGCCTGGTTATTGCGGCCCTTCTCGGTGTTGATGTCCATCGTGGTGCCGTTGGCCTTGATCGACTCGGTTACGCCGTCGATAGCGGCCTCGAAGTTTCTGGCGGCGTCACGCGCGCTCAGGTTCAGCAGCCCCGCACGCATGAGCGCCTCGGTGAACTTGTCAAGGTCGGCGCGACTGCCGTCTGCGTTCAATCCGACTTCCCCGAGCGCTTCCGCCAGTTCTGCGGCGGGCGAGGCCGCGCCCTGAGCGGCACCGCCAGCGCCCTCAATGCCCTTGGTCGCAGCGTCCCCGCCCTTGCCCGCAGCCTTAGCGTCAGCCTCGGCCTGCTTCAAAGCGTCCGCGTACGCCGGGAACTTGGTAACAAGCTCCTCGATGCTTACGCCCTGATCTTGGGCAGCCTTCTTGATCTGCTCAAAGGACTTGGCCGCGTCCGTAGCCTTGCCACTGCCAACCAGATCGGCGAGGCCCGTATCCAGCCGGTCAAACGCGCCGCTCAGATCTTGGCTGTAGCCCTTGATTCCGAACATGCCATTCATGATGCCGTCTGCCCAGTCCTCGAAACCCTGCGTACCTTCCTTGCGGAAGGTGCGCTTGATCGCACTACCTAGATCATCGACGCCCCGAACTAATCCGCCGCCGTCACGGTCCTTGAACAGGCCGTCAAGGGCGGTCGCTGCGGCGGGACTGTTGTTTGCGATCTCCGTAAGGGCAAGCGCAATCTTGCCCATGCCCGTGTCGATCTTGGACATGCGGTCGCCCTCGGCGATCTTCGCAATGATCACACCAACGGTGCCGAGCGCGGCGGCAATGCCAGCAGCCTTGCCCACGCCGACCAGCGCGCCGCGCGCACGCCCACCGGCTGGAGCCAGCCGGTTGAATGCCGTCATTGTGGCAAGGATCCGGGGCGTCAGCGACAGGAACGCGCCAGCACCAAGCGCTGCAATACCAACCACGCCGCCAAGTACTGACAGCGCGCTCTTGACGGGGCCGGGGAGGTTCCCGAATGCCTGCGCCATACCGGAAACAGTCTCGGCAACGCCCGCGATAATGGGGAGTAGTACGGCGCCCGCATCAATCGCAGCGTCCGTGATGTTGTTCCAAGCGATCTGTACTTTCGCCTCAGTTGTTTCATATCGCTTAGCGGCTTCTTCCGCGAGTGCCGAGTTTGACTTCCACGCCTCATCGCCAAGCTTCAGCGAGTCCGACAGCAGGTCGCCTGCGCCGGCTAGGCGGAGGATCACAGATGTTTCCTCGGTGCCCTTGATGCCGATGCCTGACATGGTGTCGATGACGTTTCCGCCCTCGTCCTTGATCCGCCCAAGGCCCTTCACCATCATGTCCACGGCGCGGACGGGATCAGTCTCGAATGCGGTGGCGAACTCCTTAGATGAGACGCCTGCGACCTTGGCTAGCTCCTCCAGCCCCTCGCCGCCAGTTTTTACGTCGCCATACATGCGCTGCATGACACGGGACATGACGCCGCCGCCAAGTTGCGCCTCGATGCCCACGGACGCCATAGCGTTAGCTAGTGCCAGCACGTCGGACTCGGAAGCGCCGATAAGCTTGCCTGCGCCAGCGAGGCGCTGCGCCATGCTGACAATCTCCGCCTCAGTTGATGCGCCCGCGTTACCAAGGGCCACCAGCGTGGCGCTAAACCGCTCCACACCCTCGGACCCTTCGCGCTCCATCGTGCCCATGACGTTTGAAATCTGAGCAATGGCAGTAGCGGCTTCGTCGGCGGAGAGGTTCGTCGTCTCGCCAAGTGCAATCATCGTCTCCGTGAAGCCGACTACATCTGCACGCTTCACGCCAAGCTGGCCCGCGGCCTCGGCAACGCCGGCTATCTCCTCATGCGTTGCCGGGAGAGTTTTAGCCAGCCCACGCAAGGACGCTTCAAGCTCGTCCATCTGTGCCGGTGTACCGTCAACGGTCTTGGTTACGCCAGCCCATGCCGACTCCCAGTCCATCGCAGCCTTGCCAGCCAGGCCTAAGCCAGCCACC